TTGAAAAACCAGCTCCAGAAGAAGAATTCGAATATATTGTCGAAGAGAAGGATCGCAACAGTCCTTCGTCTCTTTTTATTAAGGGGCCTTATATGATGGCTGAAAATTATAATAGAAACAATCGTCTATATCGTTTGGAAGAAATGGTTAACGAGGTAAGTCGTTATAAAACAGAAATGATCAAAACTAATCGTGCTTTAGGGACATTAAATCACGAAAGCAGTGCAGAAGTTAATTTGGATAGAGTATGTCATATAGTAACTGATCTTTATCAAGAAGGTAATGTTTTTCATGGTAAGAGTAAAGTGCTAACTACTCCTAGTGGACATATTGTAAGAGCACTTATTAACGATGGCGTAAAAGTTGGTATGAGTTCCAGAGCTTTAGGGCAACTTGTAGAAGCTTCTGGTGGTAAAAATATTGTTAAAGATTTTCGTTTAATATCAATTGATTGCGTTGCTGATCCTAGTTTTCCTAAAGCTTTCGTAAATGGTATCCTAGAATCTAAACAATGGGTATTAGGAGAGTCTGGTCAATTCGAAGAAGTATATGCTGATTTTGAAAATAGCATATCAAAACTACCAAAGGTTCAAGTAGAACAATATTTGAAAGAATGTATATTAAACTTCTTAAATAAAATTAAGTAACACACTAAATAAAACTATGGATCTTATAAAAGAAAACGCAATAAAGTTTATTGATGCCATGCTAGTAGATAACTATAGCAAAGCACACAAATTTTTAGAAGTCATTGTTAATGAAAAGGTAAAAGAAAAAATCGCAAAAGCGATAAAGGATGAACACCCCTTCAAAAAGAAAAAGAAAAGTGATAAGAAAAAGAAGGATGATAAAAAGAAGGATTCTAAAAAGGATTCTAAAAAGGATTCTAAAAAAGGAAAATTTCCTTTCTTCTTAAAAAAAGGAAAGAAATTGGAAGAGAAAAGTAAATAATTTAACACAGAAAGACTAACTATTATTATGGCAACAGAAATTTCTAAGCTTTTAAAGGAAGCTACTCAAGGTATATTAACTGATGAAACTTTAACACAAATTCAAGAAGCATTTGATAGTGCTGTTGACGAAAGAGTTAAAATTCATGTCGAGAAAGCTTTAATCGAACAAGATTCTGAATATACCCAAAAGGCAGAACAGTTATTAGAAGCTATTGATAAGGATCATTGTAAAAAGTTAGAACGTGTTGTTGAAGCTTTAGATGCCAACAATGCAAATAAATTACAAATGGTTGTTGGTAGATATAGAAAAGTTATCAAGGAACAAGCTAATCAATTCAAGGATGAATTAATTGATAAAGTATCTGATTATATTTCTATCTTCATCGAATCCAAGATCCCACAAAAATCAATTAACGAAGCTGTTAAGAATCACAAGGCTAGAATCATACTAAACAATTTGAGAGAAAATCTTGCAATTGATTCCGCTTTGATGAGCGAATCATTAAAGGGTGCTCTTATAGATGGTAAGAATCAAATTGATGAAGCTCGTAAGCAAGCAAGTAAAGCTAGCACAGAATTAGTCGAACTTCGCGAATCTTTAGACAAGTCCAAAGCTAAGTTAGTTTTAGAACAGAAGACTGCACATTTAAATGCAAAGAAGAAGGAATACGCACTTCGTGTATTTGAAGGCAAGTCCCCAAAATTCATAATCGAAAATATCGATTACACTCTTTCGCTTTTTGATAAGAAGGAAGAAGAACGTCTTAGCACTTTAAAGGAAGAAGCTTTTGAATCTCGCAAAGTAAAAGCTGATAGAGTTGTCTTGGAAGAAGATACGCAAGATTCTTCACAAGATACTCAAGAAAATTTCGGTCACGTTCAAAATTATATGAACGAGTTAGGTAAATACTAATATGTTTACCTACAAAAATTTGGTAGAAGTATAAACATACTTGAGTTCCTGCACGTTACAGTAACATGCTTGAGGTCGAAAAACAAAAAGAAAGAAACAAAACACATATGAAACAAATCAAACCCGCACAATCGTATATCGATCAAGATCGCGCAAGACTTCTTTTAGAAAAGTGGGCACCAGTGCTCGACTATACTTCTAAGAATGTTGCAGCTATCGAAGATGACAACACTCGTTTAAACACTGCAATGCTTTTGGAAAACCAAGAAGCCTATTGCTTACGTGAAGCTAATGTTGCTGGAGGAAACTCAGGAGCCTTTGGCTACGGTGGTTCTTCCATTGGTAATGGTGACTCCGCAAACGGTTTCCCAGCTAACAGAGACTCTTACGCACAAGGTGATGCTCGTCTTCCTAAGATCTTGATTCCCATGATCCGCCGTACCTTCCCTGAATTGATCACCAACGAAATCGTTGGGGTTCAACCAATGAGTGGTCCTGTTGGTCTCGCATTTGCACTTCGTTACAAGTATAGCAATCAAACTCTTGGTGGTAATTACCAAGACACTAGTGTTGGATCATCATCCCCACTTAGTGGACAATGGTTGCCTGCCCCAGGTGGAGTTAATGCTCACACCAATCCTCAGGTAAACTATACTGGTCAGAAGACTCCAGAAGGTGACAATGAATTAGGATTCCAACATCTCGATTCTAGTTACACTGGTGTTCGCAATAACGCACTATCAGGAAATGCTGATTGGGCCTTCGCAAATCAAGATCGTGGCGTAGCCGAACTTCTCAAGAATTTCGAAATCAACGCTAACATCCCAACTGTCGAAGTCTCCTTCGAAAAGACCGCTGTTGAAGCTGGTACTCGTAGACTAGGTGCTAAATGGTCCGTTGAGCTAGAACAAGACTTAAAGAACATGAACGGTATCGACATCGATGCTGAGATCACAAATGCTATGGCATATGAGATCCAAGCTGAAATCGACCGTGAAATGATTATCCGCATGATCCAAACCTCCTTAAATGGTGGTTTCGGAAAGGGATATTCTGTATGGTCTCCAATGTCTGCTGACGGTCGTTGGTTGGTTGAACGTAATCGTGACTTCTACCAGAGAGTTATTATCGAAGCAAACCGCATTGCTATCCGCAATCGTCGTGGACCCGCAAACTTCATCGTAGCAACACCTCGCGTGTGCGCTATTTTTGAAATGCTCCCCGAATTCCAGTGGGTAACCGTACAGGGCAATGTAACTACCCAGCAAACTGGCGTAGCTAAGGTTGGTTCACTCGGTGGCAGATTCCAGATCTATCGTGATACCCGCACCGAAGTACAGAACAGTAATGTTTATGGTGACTTAGGTTATACAGGCCAGACCCCAGGTGTAGAGTACGCTCTACTTGGTTATAAAGGCTCAGAGTTTTATGACTCTGGTATTATCTATTGCCCATATATTCCTGTCATGATTCAGAGAACTATCGGGCCGAATGACTTCGCTCCCCGCGTTGGTCTCTTGACAAGATATGGAGTGGTAGATAATATTTTTGGAGCTGCATTGTATTACCATACAATCATTCTCAAGAATCTTGGTCAGGCATTTACTCCTGGGAACCAGGCCGTATATTTTTAAATTTAAGTATTTAAAAATAAAGCACTTATAAAGAACCACAGAGAAAGAAAAACACCAATAAAAACTCAACTCACCAGCTTAACCCC